ATATCATAATCATTCCCTTTTACTTCAAAACTTTTAACCGACTTCTTAAAGAAATTCATTTGGTCTAATCCACCCAATTCATTAACAAATCTAACAACGTAAGGATTGAATTTAGGCTCGCATTCGGTAGCTACTTCAAGAACTTCTATTGTATCATACGAAACCCCGTTAAACGTTTGTATGTAAACAAAATTACCATCTATAAACTCCTCAGTTGAAAACGCTAAAGGGATTCTATTTAGTTCAATTTCTGTGCCTGTATAATCTACGACCTCACTTCCTAAAGCACTTGAATATAATACTCGAAAATGGTCGTAAACACTAAAGTCAAAAATAAAGTCAATTGTTGGAATGATATCAGCTAATAAAAAATTATTTGGAAAAGTGTATTTTTTAATTTCTCTATCTGATTTTAAAAGATAAAAATCAATTCCAGCTGGTCCACCAGAAAGCGAGCCATAAGTAAAAACGTAAATTAATCTACTATCGTAAATCCATTCAGTATCTAACTTGTAAAATCTGTTGACCGTAACATTAACCGCTGGGTGTGCTATGAAATCTATTTGGTCAGCAACAAAAGGACTGATATTATAATAGTTTGCATATTGTGTAGGTGAAAACGCAACTTTCTCAAGTACTTTCGTAGGTGTTTCTGGTTCTAATTCTCCTAAATTCCAAATAGTAATCTCTATTTTAGTTGCTATTTGTAACGGGTCAACGTCACACGTTACTATAAATGGTGTTCTGCAAAATCCTATATTCATACTTTCAAAGTTTGTTTTATTAATTTTTCTAAATCCAATGCGTACGCTTCAATAACTTCGTCTGGCAATTTCTTAAATGCAACCTCAAAAGGTTTACTAAAAAATCTACTTGGTTTAATTCCTTTTTGGTAAATGGATCTAGTTATTAAAAAAGCAGTATTCTCATAACTCATAAATTTACCAGTCTTTCTATCTCTAAACTGAAAACCTCTATTTCGTACCCATTCATTTATTCCTTTAGTCAATCCGCCTTTTGCACCCGTACCGCTTCCAAATCTAAAAGGACTATTCGGCGCTTTATTTGAACTACTTTTGCCTTTAACCCCTAAGTCTTGAAACTCTCCGTAATAAAGCATCTCGAAGTAAATACCAATTGAATTTTTACCTACAAAAGGTTCGCCTTTAATCGAATTATAAAGTCCTTTCTTTACATTCTTATCCCCACGTGTTAAATTCGCTTTTGCTTGGGTTGTAACGTACTTCGTAAATTTACTAAGTACTTTGTTCAATTCATCTTTAGCAGTCATTACAGCATACGTCTGTTACATTGTCAGGGTAATCCAACACAATGTCAATTGTCATTCCGTCCATTCCGTTTGTGTACGCCTTGAAAAATAGTTGAGGTTCGGTTGCACTTATAAATTCAATGTCGAAATCATTACGTTTTAATTTCAAATTCTTAACCAGGTTGTTAAGTACGGAATGAGCCGTTTGCATATTGTCAACTCGATTATCATTACCTAGTAATTTGTTAGTAATCGTTTGCTTAACCTCATCTCTTTGGGTAATGAATAGTATCTCGAATCCTACTTGCTTAGTTTCAAAATTAGCAGAAACAATTCCGATATTGACTAAGTTATAAATATTCTTTTTATTGAAATCAATATCGTCATCGGTGTTGAAAATAGTAATAGTGTTAACATCTACATCATTCTGTAAATGTCCCACTAATAATTCTAAACAGTTGCTTATAGGGTTTCTCATTTTTTCAATTGTCTAATTTCCTCAGTTGTTTTATCTTTTAAATATTCTAAATGCGTTAAGAATTGGAATATTGAGAGTTTGTAAACGAATTCGTGTTTGGTAATATCGTTTGAAGCGACTGCGTCAATTGAGATATACCAACCCCATTTTGCTCCAAAATAGTTTTCTCCGATTCCGTTGTCTCCCGCTGTAAATAGTTCGGCAAATACATCAATAAGTCGCTGCTTAAATTCCAAAAAAAAACCTTTGCACCTAAATAAACCGAAGCTGGAGCGTCTTTCATTACCTCGAATCCGTCAGTACCGCTATACTCTTTTATGTTGTATAGATTTTTAAAACTATTTTCAATAGGTCTATACATTACCATCATTGCTTTTAAAACATCGGTTTCAATATAGGCGTCTAAATCAATATATTCAGCAGTTGTAATGCTATCTAAATTCGGAATAAAACCATACTCAACGCCATTCATTTTAAAGCGTTCAACGTGTTTTGGCTGCTCACTTAAAGCCGTTCCAATAGTTGCTATAATGTCCTCGAATTGCTTTAAAGGTATTTTTATAACCTCATTCAAATCAATATTGCAAAAAATTGAAACGAGTTGAAATTGTAAAAATTCTTCCGAACTCTTTTCAACTGCATTTTTCCACTTTAGGAATTGTCCTATTGTGATTTGATTTAAACTTTGTGGTACTTCTATTCTCATAATTATATAACGAAATTTTTAGTTTATTTTTTGGTTAGTACACAAAATATTTTCCTTTGTTCGGTTTTCCTATAACGTGCCATAATACATAACCAATTGGATCTAGTGTATGATTATAGTCATCTATTGGGGTGTTACTCTTTTTGTCCTGCCAAACGTAGTTATTTAACTCTTTTATAATGTTTGTTGAATTTTGTTCAACTACTATTAACCAATCCTGTAAAAGTGCAACCCTGTCAATAATTAATGGTTTTGATATTCCTTTAATATTACAACCTTGCATTTTTAATTCTTCAATCAATCTAGGCTCAGCACTATCGGCTACGATTAATGTACGCCCAGCATAACGTATATTCTCTACTGAAATTTGCGAAGTTGTTAAACCAGCTTTGTAAAGACATTCCTTAACGTAAATCGTTTTATTTGCTCTATCAATTGAACATTCAATTAATGTAGTAGGGTCAATTGAAAAACCGAAATCCTGCCCAAAATATCTATATCCTGTATCGACAAACTCCCCTATTTTCCAATTGTCAAAAACAACACCCTCAGCACGATTTAACCAACCGCCTAAAATTTGATGTTTGTATTTATTTGGGTTTGTAACTTTGATGCGTTCGACTTCATTTATAAATGAAATATCTAAATTTTCGATGTTATCTAAGTAGGTAGTGTGTATGTAGGTAACATCGTCTTTTATGCCATTAAACCCCTCTTGAACTCCTTTCTCTTCAAAGAAACGTTTGAATATCCAATGTTCTTTTGTTGCAGGATTAAGAATTAAAATAACTCGGTTTTGTTTTCCTTTTTGTCTAATAGATAAATTAATTTTATCAAAAGTTATTTCATCGGTCAACTCTTCCGCTTCATCTAATATCCACGTTGTAACTCCTTGCAATGATTTTAAGTTTGCGGTTTGGTCTCCACTACTTGTTTTAATTCCTTTGAAAATTATTTCGCTTCCACTTTCTTTATTTTTAATTTCAGATTTGTTAACATCAAAGAAAGCGTTCAATTCCATTAAATCTATTTTCTCTTGAAATTCTGGAATAATTGACAAATGCGCTGAGGTCATTGTTTGTCTAGTGAATAGGATTTTATGTCCTGCCTCAAACGACAAAAGGTTGGTAAAAGTACCAACCCCGAATGATTTTGATGAGCCGCGGCCACCCGTAATGATAAAATAACGGGTATCGTTTTCAAATAGTGGCTTGTATTTATTTTTGAGTGTTATCAATTCTTTTTAAAATATCATTTGAATATTTTATACTTCTTTTAAAATTACCAATACCATAAACTTTATGCTCTTCTTGATGACAATTTTTACATAATGTTATTAAATAATCGTTTTCATATTCCCAAAGTTTTTTATTATCAAAATAAAGAGTGTGATGTACTTGTAAATCTTTTACATTTTGACAATTATTACATTCGTTATTATCTCTTTTTTTTATAAAACATCTTTTTTTTATCCATTCAATATTTTGTAATTGTTTTAAATAATCTTCTTTAAAATTAGCTTTAAATTTAGCTTTATTTTTTTCTATTATTTCTAAAATAAAATTTGGAGTATTAAAATCAACCATCACTCTTTAAATTTAATTATATCCTTTAGACTAAAATCGTTAATACTAACATTCTGGTCAATTGTTTCTTTTGGTTTTCCGAAAATATGTTCTGCAATAAACATTTTACCACGTTCAAAAGTTAACAAATCTGTTGCAAATACAATTCTTGCCTCTTCATCTGTTTCAACGTTACTGACTTTTTTAATAGCTGAAATAAAAATAGCATTTGTTTTTTGTTCGTCTGCTACTGATTTTCTGCCTGCTCCTATTGTTGCTCCTCCTTTTCCTGCCATTGAAATAAGTATTGATTATTCAATAATTGTCTGATTATACAAATTTATCAAATCTTTTATGAATGCCGTTTGATAGTATGGTCCACAACTTTTGCAATGTCCCGTTTTTACCTGGAATATCCTCAACCAAATTTGCTCAGCTTCGATTATCTGGTTTACTTTATCCATTGGAATAGGCAAACCGTTATACCATTCAATAAACCTTGCCATAAATTCTATATCACTATCAGTAAACTGCAAATGGTTTTTAAAAGGAAACAAATCGTTTAATTTCGATTGTCTTTTTTCACAATTTTTACACTTCGGTATTCCTAGTGCGTCGGTCACATTTGCTATTACATCTCCAAGTCCTTTAACCATACTTTTGATTTTAGATTTTTAACAGTTCTATACAAAATGCTGTAATTAATTCCAGTCTTACGTGAAAGTTCCGAAATTGAAACCCCTTTAAACTCTTTTATTATTTTATTATCAGCATCAGTTATCACACGCCCACAAACTGCAAATATAACGAGTTTCTCCCACGTTGTTA